AAAAAATGGACAAATCTTAATAAATGAACTAAGACTTTTTTTATATAACAATAGAAACAAAGAAAGGAGAAAACTGATGGTTTATAAAGAATATGACCCTACAAGAGTCAACATTCAACCAAAAACTTGGCAGAAATATTATGCTGTAGTAGATGCTTGGCTTAGTAATGGATACAAGTCCGCAGAAGCATACCAATCAGTTTATCCTAACTGCAAAAGTAGAAAAGCTGCTATGGATAATTTTTGTAAGATTAAAAGTATTCCAGAAATTAAACAATATATAGCAGAACAAAGGCAAGCAGCATTTGATTCTAAGTGTATTGATTTAACAAGAGTAACAGAAGAAATAGCAACTATGGCTTTTTGTCCTAAAGGTGATGAAGCTATTCCCGCCTCTGTTAAATTAAAAGCATTAGAAATGTTACAAAAGGCAATGAGAGAAGATGCCAAACTACAACAAGAGGTTAAAGATGAAATTGTTATAGGATTAGAAGGTGAGGAAGATGAAGATAACTCTGAAGAAGAATCTGTTCAATAAATCTTATCTTCCTTATCTAACTGACTATTCCAAGAGGTATGAAGTCTATTATGGCGGTGCAGGCTCAGGTAAAAGTAAGTATATTACTCAGAAACTAATCTTTAAATGCTTAAAAAGTAAAAGAAAAGTATTAGTTTTAAGAAAAGTCAACCGCACTACTAAGAACTCAACTTTTCAGCTTTTGTTGGATACATTAAGTGATTGGAATATTTATGATAAATGTAAAGTTAATAAAACTGATTTTTCTATCCAATTACCTAATGGCTCTTGTTTTATTTGTATGGGTTTAGATGACCAAGAAAAATTAAAATCTATTGCGGGAATTACTGATGCATGGCTAGAAGAAGCTACTGAATTTACTCAAGATGACTTTAACCAAGTTGATTTGAGAATGAGAGAAAGAGTAGACAATAGCCAGATAATTTTAAGTTTTAATCCAGTTAGTAAAGCTAATTGGTGCTACTTAGAGTTCTTTAAACCTGATGCTAGTTTAGAGGATTTTAGAAGCGTTTGCCGCATAATTCAAACCACATACAAAGATAATAGGTTTCTTCCTAAAGAATATGTTGATTCTTTGCTTTTGTTAAAAGATACTAACCCTGTGTTTTATAAGATATATGCAGAGGGTGAATTTGGTAGTTTGGATAAACTTGTATATTCTAATTGGCAGAGTTTTGATTTTGATTATAAGAAGATTAAAGGTATAAACTGTTTTGGACTGGACTTTGGTTACACTAATGACCCAACCGCACTTATCTCCACTGTTGTTAGTGAAGAGGAAAAAAGAATTTATATTTATAATGAATGGGGCGGAACTGGTTATTTAAATGATGAGATTGCTGATAAACTTATAGAGTTTGGTTTATCTAAGTCTACTATTGTAGCTGATAGTGCAGAACAAAAGAGTATTGAAGAGATTAAAAGAAAGGGAGTAAGAAGAATTATTCCCTGTACTAAAGGTCCAGATTCTATATTACAAGGTATTCAAAGGGTACAACAGTATGAGATAATTGTTCACCCTAGTTGTGTTAAGACTATTGAGGAATTGCAGAATTATGCTTGGACAAAAGATAAAGCAACTAATGAATATATCAATAAGCCTGTTGATAAATTTAATCACTACTTAGATGCTTTGAGATATAGTATGCAATGTATAGATGATAGACCTAGATTGCAAACAATGGATAAAAGTATGTTATTTTAAAGGAGAATAATAAATGTTTAGATTAAATAACAAAGATGAACTTACTCCTGAACTAATCAAGAGAATGGTTTATAAGTTTAGACAATTAGACTTACCTAGATTGATTAAACTTAAAGATTATTACTTGAATAAAACAGATATTTTAAAGAGGGTACAAGCAGACCCTACAAAACCTAATAATAAGGTTGTTCATCCATATAGTCAGTATATTACTGATACTTTATGCGGCTACTTTATGGGTGAGCCTATTACTTATAGTGGTTCAGAAGCAGGTATTGATGAATTAAAGTTAGTTCTTGAATACAATGATGAACAAAATGAAAACATGGAACTATCTAAGAATTGTTCTATTTATGGTAGAGCTTGGGAGTTGATGTATATTGATAGTGATGGCTCAATCCGCTTTACTAATATAGATACAAAAGAAATTATTCCTATTTATGGAGCAACAATAGAAGATGAATTAGTTGCTGTTATAAGATTCTATGATGAATATAACATCATTAAAGATGCTATGGAAACAATAGTAGAAGTATATACAGATAAAGAAGTAATTAGATATAAAGCCTCTACTACACTGGATACATTGCAACTTGTAGACAGCCAGCCGCATTTCTTTGGTTGTGTTCCTTTTGTTGAATATAGAAATAATGATGATATGACTGGTGATTTTGAAGGAGTTATGTCATTGATTGATGCTTATGATGCTCTTGTTTCTGATGATTTAAATGACTTTGAATATTTCTGTGATGCTTACTTAGCATTATATGGTTATACTGCTGATGCTGATGATATTAGAGCAATGAAAGAAAACAGAGTTCTTTTAATGGATGCTGATACAAAAGCAGAATGGTTAACTAAAACAGGAGATAGTGCGGGAGTTGAAACTACTAAACAAAGATTAGAGAAGGATATTCATAAGTTTAGTAAGACACCTAATAGCAGTGATGAGAACTTTGGCGGCAATTCCTCTGGTGTAGCAATGAGATATAAGTTGTTAGGTACAGAGAACCTTGCTTCTATTAAAGAGAGAAAGTTCAAGAAAGGCTTACAAAGAAGATTAGAGATTATTAGTATTATCTTTAGCCTTACAAGAAAAGCTGACCTAGACTGGATGGGTGTGGACATAGTATTTACTAGAAACTTGCCCGTAAATGAAGACGATATAAGTACACTAGTTCAAAATCTTGATGGCATTGTATCTAAGAGAACTTTACTTGGACAGTTACCTTTTGTTGAAGATGCTGATAAAGAATTAGAACAGTTACAAAAGGAAACTGAATCAACTATTTATTATACAGCAGGAGTTAATCCAACTGTTTTAAATAAAGAAGAAGATAGTGAGGTAGAATAATGAATTGGGCAGCCGCACACAAAATAAACAATAATGCTTTTAAGATTGGTGCTGGCTGGGAAGCTAAAGTAATGCAGATGTTTATAGTGTTATCAAAAGATAAAGATTTTAGTTCTACTGATATTGCTTTACTCTTGTCCTTCACTCAGCAAGAGCTAGATAAGATAGCACAAACTGAAATAGAAGCTTTAAACAATGCACTTACTTTAGCTTATAGTTATTCATTAAATGCCACACTAAGTGAATTAGATAATATTGGCTTTACTATTCCTTCTCTTGCTCTTGGTTATAATATTAATTGGTGCAAGGATGGTAAAGACTATAATCAAAGAGTTATAGCCAATATGAATGGTATTAAACAAGAAATACAAGGCTTACTGCTAGGATGGCAAGGAGATGACCCAATAGTTCTGATGGGTTTAATTCATGACATTCTTACAAAAGCAGAAAATGAATGGAAAAGATTAATCAGAACAGAATTAGAGGCGGCTTCAGTTCAAGGCTGTAGAGATGCAAACTTAATGAAGGGTGCAAGATATGCGGTAATTGAGAATGATAGCCCCTGTGATGAGATATGTGCGGAAATGGTTGGTGAACATGAAGTATCTCTTTATGGTACTTTAGGTATTGACTTGCCGCCTTATCATCCTAATTGTAAATGTGTGTTTTTAGGAATTTTTGGACAAGATTAGATGAAAGAATACTGGGATTTTTCATAAATAAGTGAAGACAAGTAAACAGGATGGATGTTTATTAGTTCAATTATCTACTTCTAAAATCCCAATAACTTTTATTGGAATAACAGAAACTGTTCCAACCAATATAAATAATACCATGGAATAGTTTCTGTTATAAGTAACAAAATAATTAAAATATGAGGGATTCCATAAGATTGACTCTTCTTAGAGGGAATTAAAAGGAATGTACTCAAAAGGAGAGTTAACAATTATGGCAGATGTAGAGAATACAAATACTACTCAAGAAGTAGAAACTAAGAACCAAGATAATAAAGAAACTAAGACTTATACTCAAGAGGAAGTTGATAAATTACTTCAGCAAGAGGGAGATAGGAGAGTTACTCAAGCCTTGAAGAAACAGCAAGAGGCTCAGAAATTAGCAAATATGTCCCAAGAGGAAAAGAGTGAGTATGAGTATAATCAAAAACTTTCTGAGTTAGAAAAGAGAGAACAAGAGATAGCAAAGAAAGAATTGGTTATGGAAACAGAAAAACAACTTGGGGAAAAGGGTCTACCAGCAGAGGCAGCCGCATTCATTGTTGCTGTTGATGCAGAAACTACAAAGAAAAACATTACTTCTTTTGAGAAGATGTTTAATAAGGCGGTTGAAGCAGAGATTAATAAAAGGATTGCAACAGGCTCACCTAAGACTGGGGCAGGTAATAATCAAGCAATCACCGCAGAACAATTTAAGAAAATGAACTTAATGCAGCAAGCTGAACTGTTTAAAACTCAACCTGAGTTATACAAGAGCTTGACTAATATGAAATAATAAAGGAGAAAATAATTATGGCAAATCAGGTTTATGATAATGTTGTTTTAGCCAACAAAATTGAAGATATTTTAACTACTGCTGTTGATTTAACAAGCTACATGACAGTAGATACTAGCATGACACAGGAAGCTGGTATGAAGAAAAAGATTAACACTTATAAAGCACAGGGTGATGTAGAGACTCTTGCAATGGGTTCTGGTAACACTGGAGATATTGAGGTTAGCTTCTCAACTAAAGAGTATGAAGTAGAAACTGTTCAGGGTAGATTCCAGTATTATGATGAACAGGCTATGACTGACCCAATGGTTGTTCAGGCTGGTCTTGAAGGAATTGCAAAGACTATGATCAATGACTTTACTGCTAAGGCTGTTGCAGAGTTTGATAAGGCTACTCTTACAGTTCAAAGAGGCGGTTTTGCATTTACTGATATTGTTGATGCTATTGCTAAGTTAAATACAGAAAGTGAAGATGGTTTATTTATCCTTGTAGGTGTTGCTGATTTAGCTAATTTCCGCAAAGAGTTAAAAGATGACCTTAAGTACAATGAGGCTTTTGTTAGAACTGGTTATGTTGGTTCTGTATGCGGCGTTCCTGTTATTGTTACTAAGGCTATTACTAATGGTAATATCTATTTAGCTAGCAAAGAAGCAGTTACTCTTTTCATTAAGAAAGATACAGAGGTTGAGCAGGAGAGAGATGCTAATGTAAGAAATAACAAAGTGTATATCAGAAAGGTTGCAGTTGTTGCTCTTACAGATGAAAATAAGGTAGTTAAGTTAACTCCTAAAGCCTAAGTAGCCTCTGATTAAAGGCTTGCCCCAGAGGTAGAATTAAATTTACCTTTGGGGCATTTTTTTGTTATAGAAAATCATTTAGAATAACACAAACTGTTCCAGACAATAATATATATTGGTTGGAATAGTTTCTGTTATAAGTAATAAAAGTATTTAAAATAAAAGGAGATAAAGAGATGACAATAGTAGAAAAAGCTAGTGCATTGATTGGACCAACCGCCGCATCTCACCTTAATCAGATTGAGGCTATTGTTGATATGTGCAAAGATGAAGCTACTCAGTTCTGTAATTTAGATGAATACTCTGATAAATTAGACAATGCTGTTGTGCAGATGACAATAGAAAGATATAATAGATTAAACAATGAAGGCATTTCTAAGTCTAATGCTTCTTCTATTGATGAAAGTTTCATTGATGGTTATAGTAAGTCAACACTTAGTATGTTAGTTAAAAATAGAAAGGTAAGGGTGTTAAAATAATGAGAAATGATATTATTACAAGAGTTGAAACTACCCTTACTCCTGATGGTCAAGGTGGTTGGACAGAAGAAACAATAGAAACAGGTAGCTTTGATGTTAAGTTATCAATAGGTAGCAATATAGAAGAAGCTACTGCTTATGGTGTTTCTATTGAACAGATTTTAAAGGTTGTTGCGGATGTTCCCTTAATGGAGAATGAAGCTAGCCTATATATTGTAAAAGGTCCAGCTGGCCCTGCTGGTCCACAAGGCTTACAAGGTGAAATTGGTCCAGCAGGTCCACAAGGTGAAGTTGGTCCACAAGGCCCTAAGGGAGAACAAGGTCTTCCTGGTGTAAAGGGTGATAAGGGAGATGCGGGTCCTCAAGGTCCTACAGGTCCTACAGGTAAGACTGGTCCTCAAG